AAATCAACATCACCAACAAGACTTCTACTAATATTGATTTTACTTATATTTTGTGGGTCAATATTAATTGGAGTTTTAATCTTTGGAAATTCACCAACTAAATTGGAAAATATTGAAATAATATCATCAATTTTAGCTTTATCACCTTTCAAAGTCTTTTTAATTTCACTAACGTTTTTAGGAAAGAATGTGTATGCCATTTTATCGTATGATTTGAATATCTTTACCTGAAGTCCATACTTCAAGTTCTGTTCTTAGTCTACCCTCAACCTTGAGAGTTTCGTATCTATTTATAGCTTTATTCCGCCACCATTCTATAATGTTTACCAATTCATGTTTATCATAGTTATCGCCTTTTACCAATTGGTCGGCCTTACCATTCATATAATCTACCATGTTGGAAAAACCATAATCTGACACATAATATCTTTTATGTTCTGTCAACTTTTTAGCGTTCTCAATCGTTAGCAGGAATGCCTCCCCTTCAGAACTGCCTTTTAAAGCTGCTTTGGTCATAGCTATAATCTTAGTAAAAGTCCTTAGCTTTCTACTTGTGGTAGATTCATCTTCTTCTAAAATATCTCCTCCAACTTTACTCTCAACAAATTCCCTTAAGTCAGTATATCGTTTACCATTCATCATTGGAACAAAATCTGATACGGTTAATCCTTTGTAACGAATGTAAGGTTTCATACCATCATATTGTGATACTGATTTTGTAGAACCATAAAGACTGGTAGTTTCAAATAAACAAAGGTCCATACCATATTTTTTATTAACCATTTCTCTAACAGTATGAGAAGTACAAATGGCAGATAATAATTTACCACCAAGATAATTAAATCCAAATGGTTGAGATGGAACAATTACAAAACCCATAATTGTAGAAGCATTAAATCGTTTTGATGATACTGGATTCTGTATCCAGACCTGTCCAAGCATCTCATTGCGAGGTTTCATATAGATAACAGGTGAACCTAAACGAATGAATCCTAGAATTTTTCCTGTGTTCCTTTCTCTAACTGCCAATTGCATATTTCTGCCAACAGGAGCTTTATTAATATGGGAAGATGTAATTGCCAATAGAGTTTCAAATTGGTCTCTTGGTATTTCACACACTTCAATATCCATATCTTTTGGATGCATAGTAAAATCAGAAAACAAGTCATCTTCAGGAGGAAATAATGCCATCGGTAATTCAGCTACCGATTTTAACTTTTCCTCTCTCATATATTGTTCAATATTTTCTGTATTGTTAAAATATTCAGCAAATACGTTGGCACAATGTAGTGCATCTTCTCTAGTCAATATCATACTTTAAAGCCTTCAAATTTTTTCTCTTTAGTGCCAAATGTGTTTAACGGTTTATCTTTATGTCCAGCATCAACAATATCTGTTTGACCTGATTGTTCGATATCATACAGTTTCATCTTAGCACGGTCAACACCAATCGTAAATCTTTTATAATAAGTTGGGTCATTATAACGATTCTTTAATTGTTTCACCATGATTTGTCCAAGTGCTTCCAAATCTTCACTTGTAATTAAAGCAAACATTAAGTCTGCGGTGGCTGGCAATCCGAACGATTCACTGGTATCTTCAAGACCTGGATCGCTTGATGTAAATCCTGAGCGAGTGGTCTGTGTGGCAGAAACAACAGGAACATTAAACTCAACTGCAAGACCTCTAAGTTCTTCTGCAATTGATTTAACATAGGTATACGAATTAATATTCGCACCAGCTTTAATGCGAGAAGAACAACATATGTTAAGATAGTCAACAAAGATAATATCAGGTACAAAAGACTTTTTAAGATTAAGTTCATTTAATAGTGTTCTAAAGTGAATTGTTGAAGCAGAAGCTGTTGGATATTCTTTGATGATTAATTTACCAGTAGACTTCTCACGAACACGAGCAACCTTCTTATCATAAATATCTTTAGGTAAATTAATTAATTCATCTAATGTAGTGTTAAGAAGATTGGCGTCAATACGTTCTGCTATTTTTTCTTCTGCCATTTCCATAGTGATGTACAATACGTTCTTGCCTTGTACCATACATCCTGCAGCCACATGGCACATAAAGAGAGATTTACCAACGCCTGTGCCAGCCAAAGCAATATTAAGCGTTTTCGCTGGGAGTCCACCTTTTGTGATTTTGTTAAAACAGTCCAAATCAAAGGGAATTCTTTCTTCGCTACGGTGATAAAATTCATATCGTTCATCTGAGTCCTCTAAGTAATCATGTCCTACGGTTGTATCAAAACTTATTGCCAATGCGTCTGATAATATTTTGGGAATCGAACCTTTATCTTTGGTTTTATCTTTGCCGTCAAGAATCGAAATGGACCCCAATACTGCATTATAAATGGCCTTCTCTTGACACCACTTTTCGGTTTTGTCAACAAGCCATTGAATCTCGGTTTTTGTTTGTGAATTTTTGCCAATTTCTTCGAGATAATCTTCAGACTTCTTAACCTCTTCATCTGTAAGATTACTCTTTTCTTTGATGGCAATACTAAGTGCTGCAATCTCCGGTGCATTATTATAAGTTTGCGTGAATTGTGTAACTTCATTGAATATTGTTCTCTCTGTTCTATCTGAGAAATAATCTTCTTTTATAAAAGGTAAAACTTTTCTTAAATAGTCCTCATTATAAATCAAGTGTTTCAGTATCGCTTGTTCCAGTTTCATCTACTATTTCCGTTTCCATGTTTGCCGACATAAGTTCGACTAATAAATTGCCAATGTAGTTCTTAAAATCTTCATTCTTTTCAAGTTTTCTTGGTTTATCTACAGTAGATTGTAACACATCGTAAGCGAAAAGTAAATGCATTTCATTATTCTTTTCCTCAAATTTTACCTTACCATATTTGAATATGGTATCTTTATAATCGCCTTCCAAAAGTTTAATATTTACCGTATCTTTATCATCTTTTGGGTAAATAAAACAATAATCAATACCTTCTACCATCATTCCTCCGAATAATTTTCTGTGTTCATAATTTCAGTTGTAGCTACCTTATAAGTCTTTTCAATATATTGTTGGAAAGATTTCTGTTTTAGAATTGGTAACCAAAACTCTTTTGTATTAGTATCTGCCATGCGGTATTTTTTATCTTCTACGACACCATCTGCATCAACTCTAGCATACCATCCATTGGTTGGTTTAACAACGTGTTTAGAATCTAGAGCAATCTCAAGTAAACCAGACCACTTACTAATACCGCCATCAAAATTAACTGTTACAGGAATTTTTGATTTCTCTTTAACATAACGAGATTTTTCCACATTAATAATAAAGTTATAACCAACAAGTTCGGTTCCTTCTTTTTCTTGTTGACGGCCAATGATAAAGATATTATCAGCTGAATAGTAACTTCCTGTTCCACCACCAACAATATCTTTAGGATACAAACCAATTTCTTTGTAAGTATGATTAACAACAATCATAGGAATATCTTTCATTGATAGGTGTGGCGTCACCATTCTAAACAATGATTTTGTCTGTTTTGCTCTTGACATATCAGCAACAGATTTACCATCAACAGCATCTTCAACTTCTTTCTTAGATGCTAAATTACCAAGAGAATCTAGTACAATGATTAATTTATCATCACGCTTAATTTCACTTAACTGTTTCATGATATCATGTTTCAAATCTTCGATGTCAGTAAGTGGAGTATGTAATACTCTCTCTGGATCAATTCCAAAACTAGTAAAATAAGATTGTGGTGTACCAAATTCTGAATCATAGAATAAGATAGCCGCATCTTCATATTTGTCCAAATAAGATTTTGCCATCAATAATGAGAAAGCAGTTTTAAAATGTTTACTTGGTCCGGCCCACATTGTAAGACCTGGTGTTAATCCACCATCTAACTTACCACTCAATGCCACATTAATCATAGGCACAGGAGTAGGAATCATATCCTTCTCATTGAAAAATTTTGATTTGGAGAGAATAGATGACTCTCCGATTGTTGTATTCTTTTTAAGCTTATCTAATATACTCATATTATTCCTTTAATTAAAAAAATCTTCAAGCGAACTAACCTTCTCTGTTTTCCAACCAATACAATCTAGAATAACTTTAACTGGTTCTAAAAAACATTTGTCGAACTGCATATCATAATCAATATATTTGTGTAAGTCAAACTCTTTAGGTAATCTTCCGGGAAATGATATCACGGTATCTTTAAATGGATTTGGCATTTTCAAATAACTATACTTCAACTTCTCACCTTCTTGTATCAATGGATACTTTTTAGTCAAGTCTAATTTATTCAAATAGTGATTATATAATATAGCACCTTTGACATGAATTGGAGTTCCTGATTTATATAGTGATGCCGCATCCGCATATTTGGCTAATCCATTACATCCTCTTGGTGAAGATATTTCTTCTGGTGGTAACTTTTTAAATTCTTCTTTAAACTCAGCAATAAAGTTGTGCATATCGTTTTCTGTACCATTAATCATAATACGAATAGATTCTTTCATCTTCTCACGAATAACTTGTGGAGTAGATGATTTAACCATCTCAAGTCCCATCACCTTCATATCAGGTTCTTTGTACTGCACGCCTTCGTTATTATATACATTTAAAATATATCGTTTCTTGGCTGTCCAAATACCTTTATTGGACAAACCTTCACGTTTCATCTGCATTTTCTGTGTAGGCGCTTTAACATAATCAGCAAGTTCCTGGTAACACTTATCAATATACGGTTGCAATTTATCATTACAAACTTTATCCATGAATTTGATAACATCGTCTGTATCAGGTATTCGATTGTTGTAAACTCTATTAACCAATTCTCCAAGACGAAGATAAACTGAATCAGTATCCATCGCAATAATGTAGTCCACATTTTTTGTTTCTAAAACCTTATTCATGTATTGATTTAGTTTTGCTTCTATCCATCGAATACTCAACTGCCCAGCAGTAGTGACGCCAAGAGCCATCCTAAGGTCATAGAAACGGAAATATTGAGAGCCGCATGCTCCGTAAAGAGAATTTAATCCGACTTTTTTAGCTAACTGTATATTATTATTTTTTGATATAGATTTCTTTAGATTATAGTACATTTCAATTAATTCGGTATCAGATAAATTTTTATAATCCATTATTTAATTTTCCATAATATAATTCTACATCATTGTTTCTATATACTAAAGCTCTTGTAAGATTAGGATTCCTTTTACCATCTTTTCTGAACGGTTTCTGTTTTTTTAACCATTCGTTAAATTCTACATCACTCATATTAATATACTTTTCTTTTGTTTTCAACCTAGATTCACTAATTTTTTTGGTTTTTTCAGTTGAACAAGGAGATGATTTTCTATTTTTAGGATAATTTATTATTTTCATTCCTGTTTTTTTAACTCGCATTTTTTCAATACCATTTTTTATTGACTCCTCAGAAGCTCCAAAATATTTTTTTCCAAACATATCATTTCTTATTTTTCCTTTTTTAGCTTCATACATTGCTAGTTTAGCTGAAGCAAATTGTTTAGATGTATAACTAACTTTTCTGTGGTTATCGCCACCAGTACCTAATACCATCATATGATATGCTTGTGCCATTTTTCTTGTTTTGTGATTATTGGTTCCATATCTTTTTTTAAAAAGTTTCCATAAAAGGTGGTGTGCAATATAGTGTTCCCGTAAAGTTAACTTAACAATATTTTTATTTTTTCCGTAAATGGACTCTGGAAAAATATGATGGTTTTCATAATTTTTTCTTTCAAATATTACTGTTCTAGTTTTTGCTTTTCTACAAAGTTTTATATAATGTTTTATATAATTCATTTTTTTGTCCTTAGATTTGAATACCTTTAGTATTTATAAATAAAGACTATTCAACTCTAAGATTTCTTCTTTCTAATTCAGTTAAAATTAACTCCAATTGTTGTTTTTCCTTTAACATTATTTTTTTTGCATCTTGCCTTTCTTTAAACATTTTTTCAATTAAACTTGGCATAAATCCTTTAATATCGGTTCTGAAGAATTGTCCATTTGGCGTTAATGTTGCATTAACCAATCTAGAAGTCTCTACCTGTTTCATTAATAAACCGCCAAGTGATATACCATCAGATAAAATCTTACGCATTTCATCAGTATAGTTTTCAGGTTCAATTAAAGTTTCGGGACTTATATTGTATTGCATCATTAAACTTGGATAAAGTGATGTTAAATCAAACGAAACAATCCAATCATGAGAACCAACTTGAACTTCTTTAACATAAGCACCTTCAAACATTCCATCTTTTTCTTTGACTATTCTTGGTGGTACAATGATATTCTTTTCCAACAAATAAGAATAAGTCATGGCATCCCACATACGAGTCTGTGCAAATACATCTTCAAAGTTTGATTTTGTATCATATGCCAAAGTTACAGCTAATTCTAATAACTTTAATTTATCTTCTAGTCTTAAAATAAGTTGTACGTCTTTGATGTTATACTCAATAAACTTTTGAAAATTTAAACGATATAAAGAATGTAAATTATCATATTCATCATAAGATAATTTGCCTTCATTTAGTTCAACTTGAGCAATAGCATCCAATCTATAAGATTCTTGTGACTTACCACCAGGAGCATACCATTTGTATAGTTCAATATAATCCAATGATGCAACACCAAGTAATTCATATGCAATTAATTCTCGACCATTGATAACTGTTTTACGTTCTCCAATAAAATTCCATGGAGATAACTTCTTTGTTTCTGGTTCACCAAGAATTTTACGAAAACGATTAACAAGATATGGTATATCAAAGAACTTTGTGTTCCAACCAGTAATAATATCTGGACATTTTTTAGACCAAAGTTCCATAAATTTTCTACATAAAGAATACTCATCTTTACATTTTACATAAATTTCGTCACCTTGTGTTTCATATATTCCACAGCCGAACAC